CACCCAAAATTAAAATTATTTGCACTGACTGCGGAAAGGTATTAAATGGGAATAGACGTTAAAATTATTGCTGATAGCATCAGCCCTCCTGGTAGAAGAATCACTACATTTCAACTTAGGTATCAGAGATTTTTCCATTCTGAGTTCATGACTCACCGAATGTTGTCTCGCAATGCCTCAAGTTCTAGAGCAATCCCTGTAGCTAAAATGCTTTCACAAGTATGGAATGACCCTGCAATGCCAGTATATTGGGGCTCGAACAAGGCAGGTATGCAAGCTGGAAAAGAACTAACAGGTTGTAGAAAGAAACTGGCTGAGACTATGTGGGTTTCTGCTGGTCGTGTTATGTGCATTGCCTCATGGGTTATGATGAAACTTGGTATGCACAAACAAATCACTAATCGTATGCTTGAACCTTGGCAGTATATCAGCGTTGTGGTTACAGCCACTGAATGGTCAAACTTCTTCGCACTCCGTAATCACAAAGATGCACAACCTGAGTTTCGTGAGTTGGCTGCTGCAATGGAAAAAGCAATGAGTGAAAGTATTCCTAAGCACTTGGAACTAGGTGAGTGGCATCTTCCGTATATGAATGAAGATGAGATCGAGATTGCCAAGATATGTGGTGCATATAGCGTGTTGCCCAAGCGTTCGGCTGCAAGATGTGCCCGTGTTAGTTATAACAAGCATGACGGAACAAAACCAACACTCGAAGAAGATCTAGAGCTCTACAATCAGTTGATGACTCGCCCGTACACTGACAAGCGTGGTAACACTTACGGCGACAATGACCCTATTCATGCATCACCTGTTGAGCATCAAGCGTATCCAGCACAAAACCCCTTTGAACATTCAGGCAACTTTGTTGGCTGGATTCAACTTCGCAAGCTAATCGAACAAAATAAATTTGAACAAGGAAATTAAAATGAAAGTTAAAGTTGTAAACAGATCAACACATTCACTCCCCGCTTATGAAACGTCTGGTGCGGCTGGCATGGATATTCGTGCCAACGAATCAGTACACATTGAACCAGGTGATGTAGCATTAGTCCCTACTGGATTGTTTGTTGCTATTCCTGAAGGGTATGAGATTCAAATCAGACCCCGCAGTGGACTTTCGTTTAAAACAGGCCTGCGAGTAGCCAATGCTCCCGGAACAATCGACTCATGCTACCGTGGTGAAATTAAAGTCATCATGCATAATGTTGGTGACAAAACTGAACCAATCTATATTGGTGACCGCATTGCTCAGATGGTACTGTGCCCCGTCATTAAGTGCGAGTGGGACGAAGTGTCTGACGTAGTTAACCTAGGAGAAACTGATCGAGGAGAAGGCGGATTTGGTTCGACCGGAAAACAATAAATAAAACCCAAACGATAAAACTAAAACAAGGAGAATCAAATGACGATGGACATTACCCAATCTATTCTTTCAGATATTACAGTATGGAACAAGTACGCAAAATGGATTCCTGAAACTGGAAGACGTGAAGATTGGCAAGACTTATGCGAGCGCAATATGGCTATGCATATCAAGAAGTACCCCCAGCTAAAAGATGAAATCAAGAAAGTATATAAGGAGTTCGTTTTAACAAAGAAAGTGCTTCCAAGTATGAGAAGCCTTCAGTTCGGTGGACGTCCAATCGAACTATCAAATAACCGCATGTTCAACTGTGCTTTTCTGCCTGTTGATCATTCAGATGCATTCAGCGAAACCATGTTCCTTCTCCTTGGTGGATCAGGTGTTGGTTTCAGTGTGCAGCATCGCCATGTTGATCAACTACCTGTTGTTCAAGGACCTAAAGAAAAACCTCGCCGCTTCCTTGTCGGCGATAGCATCGAAGGTTGGGCTGATGCAGTAAAAGTTCTGGTTGAAGCATATTTCAAAGGTAAGTCAGATCCTATTTTTGACTACCGTGATATTCGTAAGAAGGGCGCTCGCCTGATTACATCTGGTGGCAAAGCCCCAGGTCCTGATCCTTTGCGTATTTGTATCGATCACCTGCGTGATGTTCTTGAAGGAGCCAAAGGTCGTCAACTGAAACCAATCGAAGCTCATGATATGATGTGCCACATCGCTGATGCAGTTCTGTCAGGTGGTATTCGTCGTGCAGCTATGATCTCATTGTTCGATAAAGATGACGATGAGATGCTCACATGTAAAGGTCAACTGTTGGTTGACAACTGGGAACTAGAAGCCCGCACCGAAGGTGATTACACTAGCCATCACGGCTTCTGCATCTATAAAGGCAAGCGTGTTGATATGGTTCTGTCTGACTGGGATTATAATGTCCTGTCAACTACTCAGCGTCTACCTTGGTATTACTTTGAACAGCAACGTGGTCGTGCTAACAACTCAGTTGTGCTGATTCGTGGTGAAGTGAATGAACAAGAGTTCAAGGATATTTGGCAGAAGGTTATCGACTCAAAAGCTGGTGAACCTGGCGTTTATTGGACAAACGACCCCGACTGGGGAACTAACCCTTGTGTTGAGATTGGTCTTCGCAACAACCAGTTCTGTAACTTGACTGAGATTAACGCATCTGATGTAGTTGATCAAGCTGACCTTAATGCAAGAGCAAGAGCAGGCGCCTTTATCGGTACATTGCAAGCTGGTTACACTGACTTCCATTACCTTCGTCCTGTGTGGAAAGAGAATACAGAAAAAGATGCGCTGATCGGTGTATCGATGACTGGTATCGGTTCAGGTCGAGTGTTCCCTCTTGATCTGAGAGAAGCTGCTAACGTCGTCAAAGAAGAGAACAAGCGTGTCGCTGAGATCATCGGCATCAACCCTGCTGCAAGAACAACTGCTGTTAAACCTGCAGGAACAACAAGTCTAGTTGTTGGTTCAGCCTCAGGTATTCATGCATGGCACAACGACTACTACATTCGCCGTATGCGTGTAGGTAAGAATGAAGCACTGTACGACTACATGGTCAAAAATATTCCAGCACTGATTGAGGATTGCAAGTTCAAGCCGAATATCGAAGCTGTTATGTCGTTCCCACAAAAGGCTCCTGAGGGTGCGATTTTGAGAAACGAAAACTTCATGGATCTTCTCGAGCGTGTTAAGCGTTTCAACATTGAGTGGGTTGGTGAAGGTCATGTGGATGGAAACAACAACCACAACGTAAGCTGCACTATCTCATTGAAGGATGACGAGTGGTGGAAGTGTGCTGCGTGGATGTGGGAAAACAGAAACCACTACAACGGTATCAGCGTACTTCCTTATGATGGTGGCACTTACGTTCAAGCACCGTTTGAGGACTGCACAAAAGAGAAGTTCGACGAAATGGTTGTTCATCTGAAAGCTATTGACCTTCATCAGGTTGTGGAGAATGATGACCACACCGCAGCGAAAGATCAAGCAGCTTGTGCAGGTGGTGCCTGTGAAGTCACGCAATAAGTTTGTTTGGCCTGACTTAGTTCTACCACCAATCAATTTGTTCTCCCTCGGCAAGGAAAATTCCCCTTGCCGGGGTTTATGTGAACTAGATAACGGTAGATGTAGTGGGTGTTTGAGAACGGCAGAGGAAATCACCATGTGGACGCTATACGAGCCACATGAGAAGATCCAGATTCTCAAGCGAATTTATGATGAAGACCCCACAGTGTTTTCAAACAGATGACAAGGAAAGAAAATGATTGAATCAGATAAGATTAAAAAAGTAATTGTGAGTGATTACAGCGATGGTTTTGCTGTTGATTTATTCTTTAAGGATGGCAGGCAGATCGAAACTTTTACTTTCGATCATAACGAACCCCATGAGAACTTAAAGAATTTGTTTAAGGCGATTGGGATTAAGGAGGTTGTTTATCAGGAGGTGTGCTAATGAAGAAAAGGATTCACTCAACTATTCAATCGAGACGGAAGCAAATTCATTATGTTCTAAATAAACCAGCTGAAGAGCCCTCATTGTCAGAGCTACTTCAACAACTAAAACCAAGAAAAGAAGAAGAAAAACGAAATGAAAAAGACTAAATTCTGTTACTCATGTGACACGGAGTTCACTGTTATAGCTAAAGGGCAAGACCAGGTTCTGTATTGTCCATTCTGCGCCGAGTCGTTAGACGCAGATGAAGAAGTGTTTGAAGATGAAACCGAGAATGATTATTGAAGACGTTTTATAGCATCGTTCAGGAGTTGGGTAGTCTTAGTGTCTACCCAGTTCTTGAACACTTTCGCTCGAATATTGCCGTTAATCCAAGCATCCGACTCCAGTACACCTAGAGTGTATAACGCCTTCTCTTCAGCATATGCAAGCATTCCCTTTGTGAATGCGAAGTAAATAATCTCCCTCTTGAAACCATCAGTGCCTTTCTCAGCAACCATCGATTTTAGCTCGGGGCTTGAAGACCAGTAATCACGCCAGTCTGAGTCCACTTTGATTTTCTTCTTGACTCCCTTGGTTTGCTTGGTCTTGGTGCTTTTCAGCATCTTGCGACCCAAGTATTTCTTGCCGTCAGGTGCAGTAATGACATAGATAAATCCGATAGCTTTTGCAGGAATCGCATCTTCTTCGATTGGTAAACCATTGAGTAACCAGGACATTTTATAAATCTTCCGAAATAGATTGACATTAATTCGATATTTATTCATAATGGCTACATGTTGATCGAGATGAGTAGGAGATAGAAAATGGCACTGACGAAAAAAATGGCTAAAACGATTGCCCTTGAGATTAATGAACTCACCGTGTGCAAGATCATGCTGGATTCCCTTAATGAAAAGGAAATGTCCTTTGAAGAAAAGCATGAAAAAATTACGTTCTGGCGGAAGTGCTATGATGATGCCGCAGTGCATCTGAATACCATCCTTGATCAAGATGCAGTGATCACCTTTAGCGAAGCCCGTCGCCATGAGCGCCAGGTTAATTGTGTGAAATAATGGAAGCTATCAGAGAAATTACCGAGTGGCCTGCAGATATCACACCTGCACCTAACCACATTTATTTGATGGATGGCGACAAGGCTGTTGCATACATCAAGTGGGGCAAAGGTGAGCCGCAGTATTTCACTGTGCCCTTCCGTTTGGTGAAAACTCGCCGGAAGTTTGTTAGTGTCAATCCTAATCCGTTTGACGCAAAAATGAAAAGCAACCTGACTGAGGTCAAGGGTAGCGGGGGACAGACATACTTTGTCGATTATGACGCCCGAACCTGTACCTGCCCGGGTTTCCAATTCCGTGGATATTGTAAACATTTAAATAGACACTCATGACTAAAAATGACGCTTATAAGTATGCGAAGAAGTGGTGGAAGAAGAACCCACACGGAACATATTTTGAGCTTGAAAGTCAAATGAAATCTGAGGGATACTCAGATGATGAGTATTCGATGGTGAAAAGCTGGCTCAACACGTGGGCGGGTGGAAAACGAGGATGGTCTAAATGAAAATTGTCGGAAAACTACATGACTACTACGACGGACTACTGTCCTACGGTCAGGACGAGTCGCTGATCTTCAAGCGTGAGTCTGTTGTAGTTAATGACAGCAAAAGTGAGATGTTTAAAGATGTCGAAAACCTGCTCGAGGTCGATGCATTCAAGCGGGGATTCTGGAGAGATTATTACTCTTATCCTTCGGCTGATCTTGTCACCAAGAAAAACCAGATGCATTATGCTAACGCAGTGTTCATTGGGTTTTGTGGGAAGTTGTACTTCGGAATTCACTTGCGTTCAATTAGTCACCTTGACATAGTAGATAAATTCCTGTATACTGTTGATGAAGCAAAGAAATTTGAAGAACTGTACCAGTATAAGCCTCGCTATGTTGACATTAATAGCAGTGACATTAAAGGTAACTGGCTGACAGGTAAAATGGGAAAACTGTCCAACGTGTTCGATAGTGTCGATGCTTCAGAATTTTTCATCAAACATCGTGTGCCTTATTTTGCAGTGCATACGAAAGGTGGACAAATTAAAGAGGTGGTGCTGGTTCCAGAACTGAAAAAATACGAGTTTCAGAAGGTTAAAGACCCTTATACAGCCTATCAGGAAATCAGTATGTTCCTAGGTGGTGTTATTCCCCGCCAAGTGCCTGAAACAGTAGAGATCAGTGACAAGGACAGAATCTCACAGCATGGATTTGACAAACTGAGTTTTCGTCATCCATTCAAGATTAAGAAAGAAAAGAAATGAAACTACGAGTAATGAGCGACCTGCATCTGAATTTTAGCGGGTTTGATGTTCCGCAAGGACCTGACGACACTGAAACAGTGCTGGTCCTTGCAGGGGACGTCTGCGAAGTCGCTCATGGTAAAATGCAGTACAAGGAATTTTTCAAAGACGTAACTGATCGATTCAAGTTGGTTGTTTATGTTTTTGGAAACCATGAGTATTACGACACGTCTTATATCCGTGCGCACGATCAGTTCATGCGTGAGTGTGGTGACCTTGATCGATTAAAAGTTCTGGATATGGATACTGTTGACCTTGACGGTGTTCGGTTCATCGGCTGCACTTTGTGGACTGACATCCACAAAGCCAACCCATTGTCAATGAGTGACGCTCGAGCATTCATGGCTGATTATAGTTTGATCAGATGCGGGACTCATGACGCTCCATATAAGCGGCGCCTGGAACCTCTCGACACTGTTAAAGATCACATGGTTATGCGTGAGTGGCTGTTTCAACAAACAGTGCAGGCTCGCCTCGACGGAATGAAACCAGTGGTGGTGACTCATCATCACCCAAGTTTCGAATCTGTCCCAGAGAGGTTTAAAACTCATGGGCAGAATGAGTGCTACTGTAGCGACCTTGTTGATGATGTTTGGGAGAACGGCCCTGATTTTTGGTTTTGTGGTCACATCCATGACTACACTGACTACATGATCAACAAAACAAGAGTAGTATGTAATCCTCGAGGCTACCATAGCAAAAAGCATAACGAGCATACTTCTTTTAAACCGGACTTTTTTGTGGAACTGTGATGTTCGATTATATAAGTTCGAAGATTAAAGAACATGGATGGCTCCTGTTATCGTTAGAGGCAGTGATGGTATTAGGAGCCATCATCGGTTCGACCATTTTGGCGATGAATATTGGTGTGTCAAAATGGGGGTACGTCTTCTTCACTATGAGTTCTGCCGCAGGGCTCTACGTAGGAGTCAAAAGGGGTGTAATATCTTTGACATTATTGAACCTTTACTTTACAATTATAAATGTGACAGGTGTTTATCGTTGGTTTTCATAGGAGAATATTATGAATGAAGCAGAACTTGAGTTTATGGATAACTGTTTAATGCGTGGAGTTGTGTCTGTTCGCTTTACTAAGGCAGACGGATCAGAACGACTAATGCGTTGCACTAAAGATTTTGGTTTGATTCCTCTGGATCAACATCCAGACCAGTCTGTAGACTCTGTAGTTTACACAGATTTGGAAAAAGTATTTGATCTCGACGTCCAAGGATGGAGATCATTTAAACCCAGCCGTGTTCTCGGCTGGAGCCCTGAAGTTTGATTTTTCGTTTTGTCATTAAGGAGATTTACAATCATGAAGAAAATTTTGTTTGCAGCACTTGTAGCTTTTTCAGTCACTTCATTCGCAGCACAGCCTACTACGCCACCAGGTAACGCATATGGTCTTTATAAAAATAAGACTGTAATTAACGTCCCACCATCCACGTCTACTGTCAATAACGGTGGCGCAGGTGGCGCAGGTGGTTCAGCTACTGCAACTGGTGGTTCGGCTACTGCAACAAATAGCGTAACAGTCAACACTGTTGAACCAGGCGCAAGCGTTATCGCCCCAGGAACAACTGCGTTGCTAACAACAAGTGGAACAACTGGTGAAGCCCTTGTATCAACATCAGTGTCCAACACTAACACATATGAAGCTGCCGCATCCACTGCATATGGCCCAGCACTGACAAGTGGTAGTGACACATGTATGGGGTCAACCTCGGTTGGTGGATCAGGTGTAGGATTTGGCTTCTCAGTTGGCTCAACATGGACTGACGAAAACTGTGTTATGTTGAAGAACGCTCGCCTGCTATACGGCATGGGGCAAGATAAAGTTGCCTTCGCACTAATGTGCCAAGACGAAGATGTCCGAGCAGCAGCCGCAGCAGCAAAAGTGAACATGTGCCCTCCAGTTGAAAAGAAAGAAACTAAGGGTTCTGATGCACCTTCGCAAGGATGGACTTTCTAAATGAGCAAGTGGTGGGACGACTATTTCATGGACATTGCAAAGCGAACAGCCTTGCAATCCCATTGTGTTAGGTTGAAAGTTGGTGCCGCCGCAGTTCGTGATAAGCGCATTATCCTCACCGGTCTCAACGGTACACCACCTGGTGAGGATAACTGTTGCGAAGAGGAAGTTTCTGGTACATATGTTTTCCATCCAGAAAAGCTTAGTTTAAAAACAAAAGACTCAGTGTCACATGCTGAAGAGAACCTAATCACATTCGCTGCTCAAAGTGGAATTTCCCTCAGAGGGTGTGGTTTGTTTCTAACTCATTCTCCATGCATTCATTGTGCGAAACTCATTCGTAACTCGGGTTTCGCATATGTGGTGTATGATGAACTTTTCCGTAGTGATGATGGTCTCAAATACCTGAAGCAACGTGGTATTCCAGTGACGAAATTTTCGGAGCTTGATTATGGATAAAACTAACTACAGAATCGTCCCCAGGGTCATTAAGAAAAGACAGTTTTTCGATGATGACGTTGGATTAGTTATTCAAAAGAAAATCAGAGGAATGACCTACCTAGGTTATGTAGCCGACGTTTGGGTCGATTGTAGCGAAAAAGACGTATCACAAGTAGTACTAGACTTATTAGGAGATAAATGAATGGCAAAAGAAATCGTAATTCCCAGTAACCCCGCTGAACTGAAAACTATTCTGGCAGCAATCAAAGAGATGAGCGACTGCATGTATCGAATCGCAGCAGAAAAAGATGCAATGAAGGACATTGTTGACGACTTGGCAGAGAAGTACGAACTGCCTAAGAAGTATATCAACAAAATGGCTAAAGTTCATCACAAAGCATCATTCGACAAAGAGACAGTTGAGCATGATGACTTCGCTGATCTGTACGTTGCAGTGACAGAGGTAAAGTAAAATGTCATTACTTCACGCCGACCTTCATCAGGTAGCCGACCTTGTCGGTAAGGGTATCGAAAGGACCCTTGCTGATGCAATCGAGCGACAGTTTAAAGAGCAAATTGATCCACTGATCAAGCAGCTGGCAATCGAGTATGCAGAGAAGGTCGCTGCAAAAGTGCAAACTATGCAGATGTATCATGACAACAAAATTGAGCTAGCAGTGATTTTCAACGACAAGAATATTCTCAAGAAAATCTTGGGTTGACATTAAATCAAATTACTGTATACTGTCACATATTGAGTAAGGAAACACTATGAACAGTGGTTCAGTTATTGGTTTCATTTTTTGGGTTGCATTCATTCCTGTCTTTCTCGCCCTGTTGCTTTTGGGTAAACGGAAGGAAGATGAATCGATCTTCTGGTATGGCTTCAAAAGAGCCATCGTCGCCCTGGTAGTCGGTGTGAGCTGGTTGGCTGGGGTGTCGTTCTACTTGTTGTATAACGGTATCTAAATAGATTGACAATAAATCGCTCTTATGCAATAATGTTATATATTGTGATGAAAGGTGATTAAATAATGGCCGTATCTGCAAAAACCCGTGCGAAACGTCACGCCAACGTCAAAAAGACGTGGGAAGCTGACATGCCCGCATTTAAACCTCTTGACTATACTGTGTCCCTGTTGAAAGTTCTGGGTCACTTCTCGACTAATGTTGATGAAAAGGTCAAGAAGTCCCTAGCTATCGATTATTGGAAAAAGCAAGGCAAGGATGTGACTGCAATCAGCAAGTTGGCTGAGGGTTGGTTCTTGCAAGCGGGTCCTGTTGCGTACCTTTTGGATAAAGGGAATGCATTGGATGACCGTGACATTAAGTTCCTCGCCAAAAAGTACGCAGAACTGGTTGACTTTGCAAAACAAAAAGAGGAACGTGAGGCTGCGTGTGCAGCACCGGTTCCTGTCGTTAAACCGAACCCTCAAGATGCAATCAAGGCGAAAGCTGCCTTGGTAGGTGCGGAGATTGACGGCATGATTGATGCAGTAATTTCAGGAAAAGTAGATACTAATCCTAAAGAATTTCTGACTCAGAACGGTGTGTCTGCCCCTGTCGCTAAACAACTGCAGTCGTTCTATAAGCCCCTGTTGAAAGAGTTGGATATTGCAACCTCGGACAAGGATTATGAGATGTCCGAAGCATATTCTCATCT